TTCCTCCTCCGTGCACACGCCCATACCGGAGCACACCCAGCACACGGTGAAGCCCGGAAGATTCGTCATGTGAGGAATGTGGCCAGAGCCACCACACTCCATGCACAGGGACAGGACGTCGCTCTCAGCGATCATGTTTTCGTACACAGGAACTCCTTCCGCCAGCCTCATTAGGGCTGGTCGAATGCATGCACACACCTGGCATGTGTGCAGGGGACTAAGCAGTCCTCCGAGCACTCCCCCCCTAAAGGGGGAGTGCTCGAAGCGTGCTCAGTTGAGGACGTAGCCGTACTCGGCAGCGATCTCCTCGAAGAAGACCAGAGCCCTCTCCATCCCGTACTCGAACATCTCCTCCGTAGGAGGGATCTCACAAGTGACGGTGTCAAACGCAGCCCAAACGCTGTCCTGTATGCCTTCCCACGTCGGCTTAGAGCCGACGTAGAACTCCTCATCGATGTACTGAGCAACCAAGTGGCTACGCCACTCCCAGATGTGCTCAGGAGTACAGGAAGCCTCCACGTCAGGAGACTCAACGTCACAGACCAGATTCGTGCACATAGGATTCCCTTCAAATGTGAGTGTGTACAAGAGGACTAGGGCCCTCACAGCAGGCTCCCCCCCTAAAGGGGGAGCCTGCGAGCGAGCACTAGGCCATAGCGTTCATGGCAGCCAGCAGAGCCGACATCTTGCGCTCCAGAGCATCCATACGGTCCGAATCTGAGGACGGCGTGGGCACGATCATCAACTGATCACCATGCTGATTACCCTGCACACGAACCGCCACAGTTCCCTCCGGGAGAACCGGAGAAGCCACCGACTCCAGAGCCGTAGGAACCACGGTGCGAGGCGAAGCCTGCCGTGTGGTTCGGCGAGCACGGCGAGCACGGGGAGCCCGAACCGGCTTGACAGGAACCTCCGAAAGGAGACCAGCCGACCGAAGTTCGTCCACATACGAAGCTCCGCTTTCAGTCACATACACAAGGGCTTTCGGATCATCCAAAGTGGTCGACTCTTCGGTGCCTTTGGCATACACGGCAACGATTCCATCGTTGACCAGCGAACGAACGTGAACCCTCATGGCTTTGGTGATCTTGGCGTAAGCCAAGCCAGCCTCACCAGTGGAATCAACTACGTTGAGAGTGTCGAGATAGGACATGGACATGGTGCTTCCCTTCGGGGTTCGGCCAACCTCATTTGGATCGGCTCGGCAAACAGCATGGCATCCATGTCAACATGTTGTCAAGGGAAGTACTTATCCCTTGACAACATGTTGCCACACCTCTCCCTAAAGGGGAGAGGTGTGAAGTCGAAACCAGAGGCCGAAAGCCAGATCGAGGAACCACCAACCTTGGCCCCATAAGGGCCAGAGAAGGCAGTCAGTCCTCACAAGTGCAGGGTTCTGGCGCTGGAAGGGCTCTGCCCTGTGCACGAGAACGTGTACACGCACACAAGTACGCATGTAGGAGAATGGGGCGAATCGGGCAGACCGGGGGGTTTTAAGAAGGGGGCCACCCCCCTCCCCCCCACCTGTCCTGTGACAAATTTCCACCATTTGGGGGGTGACATTGGTCAAACCTGGGGTTCTATCTAGGGGATTTTGGGCTTCCCCATTGCGAAACCCCATATGCAACCCCCTCTATATATATGGAGAGTGAAGAGCTTCGCTCTGAACGACTGGGGTTCAGAGCTCTTTTTGCTGGGACCGGAGCCCCTCGGGGGGTGTAGGTCCCCTCGCTTTCGCGGGGGACTGGGGTGTTGTTTTGCCTTCTTCTGGTCGCCCCTTGGGGGCTCCTTTGCGGGGGGTTGTTCTTGGTGGTTTTTCTGGTACTGGTTTGTACTCGGAATATCTGATCGGATATTCCTCGTATTTGCCGGTGTGTAGACCTGTGCTTCCTCGTATCTGCTTGAAGACCAGCCTTTGCTGGCTGGTCTTCCACGGTGGAACCGGAACCTTTGCCACAGCCGCGCCTGGGAAAGTTTTTTCACCTCAGGGGGTTGCGGATTGGCCTTGCAACCCCCTCTTATCTATTAGAAGGGGGTTCCCGAGTGGCGAACATGCACAAACGGGATTCCCGTCCAGCTGATCAGTTGAAAGGTCAGCTCGCTGACTTGCTCCGTCAGGGCACGTCGATCCAGGATGGGTTGAAGATCCTGGGCCGGTCTCGTTCTTGGTATGAGGAGCAGCGGCGCAAAGACAAGGAGTTTGCTGGGCTGATCGACAAGATCAGGGAAGCGGTGTCGAACCCGGAGCATCGTAAGCAGGATGCGGGGGATTTCACTCAGTTCGCCGGTCAGTATTTGAACCGTCGGATTTGGCCGCATCAGCAGAACATGGTGGATCTTCTGGAAGGCCGGGACCCAGCTCACTTGCATCCGTCGATGCGGTTCGAGAAGGGGGTCGCTGGGACGCGACGCCTTCTGATCAACGTCCCCCCCAATCATGCGAAGTCGATGACGATCACGGTCGAGTATGTGACGTACCGGATTGTGAAGGACCCGAACATCTCGGTGATGATCGTGTCGAAGACACAGGAGATGTCTAAGAAGCTTCTGTATGCCGTGAAGCAACGCTTGACTCATCCGCGCTACGCGGACATGCAGCTGGCGTTTGCGCCAGTGGACGGTTGGAAGGCAAGTTCAGACCAGTGGTCTGCAACTCGGGTATACCTGGACAGCACGTCCCGTGACGGTTCTGAGAAGGACCCCACAATAGAAAGCCTCGGGACAGGAGGCCAAATTTTTGGCGCCCGTGCCTCACTGATTGTTCTCGACGACTGCGTGACGCTGGCCAACGCCAGCGAGTGGCCCAAGCAAATGGATTGGATCCGGCAGGAAGTAGCGTCCCGCCTAGGACCCGGAGGCCAGCTCCTTATCGTGGGAACCCGCGTAGCCCCCATCGACCTGTACAGCGAGCTCCGCAACCCCGAGCATTACACAGACGGCAAAGTACCCTGGTCATACCTGTCCATGCCAGCAGTCTTGCAATACGCAGAAAACCCAGAAGACTGGGAAACCCTATGGCCGGTATCTGACGAACCGTTCGCAGACGGAGACGAACCAGACGAGAACGGAAACTACCCCCGCTGGACAGGGGAACGCCTCGCCTCCGTCCGTAACGAAGTAGGACCCCGCAAATGGTCCCTCGTCTACATGAACCAAGACATTGCCGAAGAATCCACTTTCGATTCCGTCGCAGTGCGTGGCAGCGTGAACGCTGCCCGACTCGCAGGTCCACTCAATCCAGACCTGCGAGGGCATCCGAAGTCGGTTGACGGTCACTACGTCATTTGCTCGATGGACCCTGCGGTAGCGGGTAACACGGCAGCCGTAGCGTATTCAGTGAATCGGTCTAATGGCGTCCGGTATGTGCTGGATGTTCGAGTGATGGCTGGTCCCACTCCAGCTCAGATCAGGGATCTGATCTTTGAGATGACGGATATTTATCATCCGCATGAGTGGATTATTGAGACGAACGCTTTCCAGGGGTTCCTGGTGTATGACGAGACGATCAATCAGGCTTTAGCGAACAAGGGCATTGTGGTGCGTCCGCACCATACGGGTAGCAATAAGCAGGACCCGGATTTTGGCGTGGCGAGCATGTCTGGATTGTTTGGCACGGTGGCTGCTGGTCAGTCGAATCAGCGGTTTCATCAGGGTGACAATCTGATTGAGCTGCCTAGTGTGACGCAGCATGGTGTGAAGATGCTGGTGGAGGAGTTGATCTCGTGGTCCCCTTCAGTGAAGACGAAGCATCGTCGTCAGGACACGGTGATGGCTTTGTGGTTTGCGGAACTTCGGGCGAGGGAACTCGTTTCGGGCTCAAGGAAGCCGGTTTTCTTTGCGAGCAAGTCTGGGTTCCGTAGCGACCGCGACCGGGACAGGCAAATGGTAGTCAATCTTGATGAAGCGTTCTCTGATGAGCACACGTCATCCTGGGTATAGGAGCTGTTATGGCGATGAAGAAGATGATTGTCGAGAAGAAGACGGGCGAGAAGTACGCCTCTAAGGCCGCAATGGCTAAGCACGAGAAGGGCGAGTCTCCGGCTAAGAAGCGTGCCGAGATGAAGAAGGAATACGGCGGCAAGGCCAAGGGCAAGAAGTAGTCTGACTATGGCCGACTTTGCTTATGAGGCTACCCGTGTCATTGACCGGTTGAAGCGCCAGAATATTGACCGTGATGCGCGTATGCGTGCTGTCAATCTGGTGCGTACTGGTCATTCTGACATGGTGTTTAAGGGATTGTTCCCTTCCGATTGGCCTAAGCCTGTTGTCGGCAACTTTATTGACGTGGTGGCCCGTGATTCGGCGGAAATGATCGGTGTTCTTCCGACTCTTACTGCTGCGGGTGACACTGTTCTTGACGAGTCGAAGCGTTCACGCCAGGACAAACTGACCAAGATCATCAACTACCACGCTTACGCATCCAAACTGGGCACGTACCTGATTTCTGGTGCTGACCGTATGGGCACGTATGGGTTTGTTCCCCTGCGGGTTGAGGCGAACTACGACGATGGCCGTCCACACATTCATGTGGACGATGCATTGAACACGTACTACTTGAAGGATCGCTGGAATAACGTCACCTTGTATGCCCGGATCTTCTGGAAGAAGGTTTCGGAACTGGTGGAGTTGTTCCCTGAGCATGCTTCGCAGATCGTGCAGCACACGGGCTACAACAACAACTCTGATGAGCTTCTCGAGCTTGTGCACTATTACGACAACGAGAAGTGCATGCTGTTTGTGCCCAAGCGCAATGGCCTGATCCTTGCCCAGTACACGAATCCGCTGGGCCGTATCCCTGTAGCTATCGCGGAGCTTCCGTCTCTGGATGGTGTGGCTCGTGGCGCGTACGATGACGTGCTGTGGGTATACGCCGCTAAAGCTTATCTAGCGATGCTGTCTCTTGAGGCTACGCAGAAAGCTGTGCAGGCACCTATTGCGCTTCCGCAGGACGTGCAGGAGTTTGCGTTTGGTCCTGACGCGATTCTTCGCAGCCAGAACCCGGAACGTATCCGCCGTGTGGGGCTAGAACTTCCGCAGTCAGCGATGATCGAGAACAAGATTCTTGATGATGAGCTGCGTTTCGGTGCCCGTTTCCCTGAAGCTCGAGCTGGGCAGATGGATGCGTCGATTGTGACGGGTCGCGGAGTTCAGGCTTTGATGGGCGGGTTTGATACCCGCATCAAGACAGCACAGGCCATGCTGGGTGGGGCCATCTCGGATGCCCTGTCCATGGCGCTGGAGATGGACGAGAAGATCTGGGGCGATGTCACTAAGACCGTCCATGCGTCCGTTAATGGTTCCCCGTATGAGTTGAAGTACACCCCCGGCAAGGACATTAGGGGTAAGTACACGGTCACGCACGAGTACGGCGTGATGGCTGGCTTGGATCCGAACCGTGCACTGGTGTGGGGTCTTCAGGCTCTTGGCGCAAACTTGATCTCGAAGTCGTTCCTGCGACGCAACCTTCCCGTGAACATGAATGTGACGGAAGAGGAAAAGGTCATTGATGTGGAGAAGCTGCGTGAGGCAGCTCTCATGTCTGTCCAGTCGTACGCGCAATCCATCCCGCAGATGGCTGCCGCAGGCCAGGACCCGTCCGCAGCGGTAAAGGTTATTAGTGGCCTTGTCGAGGCACGCAAGAAGGGCATTCCAATCGAGCAAGCGATTGGTGATGCATTTGCTCCGAAGGAGCCCCCTGTTTCCCCCACCGAGCAGCCCCAAGACCAGATGGCCACTATGGGCCAACCTCAGGAATCTGGCATGCCTCCAGGTGGGGGTCCCTCTATCCCTGAAGCGCAACCGCCGCAGTCGATGCAGCAGTTGCTTTCAGGTTTAACGTCGTCCGGCCAGCCGCAAATGGCTGCACGGACTCGTCGTCAAGTTCAAATCGCTTAGCTGGAAGGAGGTAAGGCATGGCAATGTTCGGGACCACTCAGGGTCAGTTTCAGACCACCGTGTATCACGATCCGATCATCGGCAAGAAGCCAGTTGGTGGATCAGCTCCGTCAGGTGAGCGCACTACGCCCGTGGCAACGCAGGCTATCCAGCCCAATTCTCAGCCGATCAAGTAGTTACGACGTGGCAGGGGGCAGCTTTTGAGCTGTCCCCTGCTGCTTTCTGGAGGGAAACCATGAACAAGGGCGTGATGATTCGCGTGGGTGTTGGTGACGCTTACGCGATGATCGCTTCTGAGGGCACTGGCTATTCCCCGGACTGGGTGCATGACATGTCGGTTCGTGCCTACACGTCTCTTCAGGAGACGTTACGTGTGGGTATCGAGTCTGGGTACATCCAGATGCCTGACTCCGATGACGACATTGATGAGATTGAGGAGTCCTCGGAGGACTCTGAGGAAGATACCGAGGAGGTGGGTGGCTTTGGCAGCTTCTGGCTTCAATAACAGTGGTGTCGCGGTCAGCCCTCCTGGGGCTTTGAGTCAGCGCACAGACATGCGCCCTCAGGGTGCGATGCAGTTGCCTGATGCGGCTTACGGTGAGCAGAAGGATTTTCAGGAAATTCAGGGCGGTGCCCCAATGCAGGGCACTCCGGTGATGCCTCCCCCTACAGGATTGATGGCTCCTACGGAACGTCCCAATGAGCCGGTTACGGCGGGTGCCCCTGTCGGTCCTGGCCCAGGCATGGAGTCTCTTCCGAAAGATGACGTCTTCAGTAATGACATGAAGATGCTGGGTAAGTACATGCCGCAGTTTGAGTCGATGGCTATGGAGGAGAACACTCCTGAATCGTTCCGGTTGTTTGTTCGGTATGTGCGAGCTAACCGTTGAGCGACATTAGTTTCGTTAACAACATCGCTAAGGGTGTTGATGTCCTTGGTGTGCAGGAGTCTCCTTTGATTTATGCCCTTGCGCGGGTGACGTGGGAGAGTGCTCAGGATCGTGATGCTGTGTTGAACTTCTTGGTGGCCGATAATGGCTAGTTTTCTTGGTGGCTTCCGGGCTTCAGTTACTCCTCCCACTCCTGCAGCACCGCAGGCGGAAGATAAGAACGTTTTCGAGTCAGCTCTTGGTTCCGTAACGTCGTATGTTGCACCGTTCTTAGGTAACCTTGCGGCTGCCTACACTGGTCAGGCTGCTGGACAGATCGGTGTTTCTAATGATCAAAGCCGTGCTGCCTCACAGGAAGCTAGGAATACTCCGGCCTTAACTCCCACTCCGCAGAATCAGGGACCTCTCAACCTAGCCAAGACGGCTTCGGCTGGAGCTTTAGCAGTACCCTTGGCTGCCCTTGATCTCGGATACCGTGGACTAAACACTGCTGTCGGTGGCACTACTTTTGCCGTAGGTGACTACGCGCCATGGAATGCTGCGGCGAGAGCAGCAGCAGGAAACAACCGATACATCAATCCTTTGTACCGGGATGGATTTCAGCTCAGCGACATACCCGAAACGTATCGAAAGTTTTGGGGTAATGAGCGTCCCATGATTGGCAAGAATGGCTTGCCCGTCACTGACGCTGACGGCAAGCCGGTCATGGAAACTGATGCCCCCACTGCGGGTCAGGCAATTTCCGAAACTGCTGGCGTACTCGGCATTAACGTTCTTGATTCAATTCTTCCAGCAGATATTCAAAAGAATATCGATAAAGCAGTCGAGGAAGATACTGCCAAGGCAGTAACTGATCCGTTGAATGAGCGCGGCTTGTTCTCTTGGATGAGTGGCCTGCACTCACAATTTGACTTCTTTAACATGCAGGAACGTGAGTCTGCATTCAATCAGGGACTTGGTCGCTGGACTTCTGGTAGTGCTGACGCCGCTATCCAATGGTTCCTAGCCCCAGAGGTTCTAGGTTTGAAGGCTGCGGGATATGCCGGACGCAGTCTTTTCACTAAGTCGATCAAAGAGCTTGGCGATATTGAGGCTGCACGTACATCTCTCGACCTTCATCGAGCGTATCTTGCTGGCGATCAGGGTGGGGAAAAGACCCCTTTCGGTAGCTTAATAGAGTCGCTAACGAAGATGGATGAGTTGCAGGTTTCTCGTCACCCTATTGCCAGGTTGTCGAACGATGAAACTCTTGTTGCTCGAACCTTTGGACGTTCAACAACGTTTGATGAAACTGGCGACAGGTTCCTTGCACTTTCGGGTGATCTCCAAGCCATTGACCGATTGTTCTTGAAAGAACCTGTTCTTGGTGATGCGATGCGTCTTGCTGCCGAGAACCGTTCTGAAGCGCAAAAGACTGTCGATTACTGGTCAACGTTTGCGAAGATGGATGAGTCAACTATCCCCATGGTTGGCTTTCCCGGTTCCACAGCAGCTACCACTCGTGGAGCAGAGGGTGCTGGCGATGCCTTCTTCGATAACTTCGTTAAGCAGTATCAGGCTCAAGCTGAGCGCATGGATGCCGTACTTCAGCAGGCAGTTAAGGAAAACAAAAGCCTAGAGTCAGCTCTTGCTGGATTCAATAAGAAAGCTGCTCGTCCCGACTCTGTACGGTTTGGCGATATAAAGCTCTCTAGTCTTTCGTTCGGCCCAAATTCCGTGGCTCGCATGGAAAGCAAGGCTGCTAGCGAAGTTGACCGGATTACTGGTCGACACCTGTGGGCTACTCAGGAGTTCAAGACTGGCGGAACTTTCGGTCGCACTGTCCGCGTATGGCAGTCCGCTTACGACTATATGAAGACGTATCGGATACGAGGCTTTGCCAATCTGAATGATCCGCATGACGTGATGCAAGAGGTCGACTCCACGTTGATGACGAGTCCCATGATGAGGGATCTTCAAAAGCAATACGGTGCAGAGACAAGGCTTCCCGGTACGGACATGCTGGTGTCTGATTTCCGTGAGCAGGTTTATAGAAGCATGATCGCAGCTCGTACCCCAACAGAGCGAATGGGTGTACTGGACAAGTTTGAGCGCGACATGTGGGATGCGACTACAGCTAACTACAATCTTGACCCAGCTAGCGCAGCGAACATTCTTGAGAAGTACAAGGGTCTTCGCCAGGTTGTTGTTGAGATTGCTAAAGCTCGAGGGTTCATCCCCGATAATGGCGTGATCAACATTGTTCCAGAGATGCAGTCTCTTCTGGCGCAGGGAATGCCGACGATGGATTTTCATTACATCGAGTCGTTGTTCCGCCTTGACCGTGGAAGCGGCATCTCTCGCGGCAGGGATTGGATGAGCATCAAGGGTAGCCGTGGTCTTGCGGCATTTGATTCCCTGTGGCGTCCTCTTGTGTTGATGCGTCTTGGTTACACGGCACGTAACGTAGCTGAAGGTGGGCTGCGTGAGCTAGCCATGTTTGGAACTATCGGCGCATGGACCGACACCGATATGGGTACTCGAGCCGTTGCCGGTAATGCGTTTTCCCGATGGGCTGCTAGCAGTGGACGACAGCTTGATCGTATTGCATCTATGCGTTATGGCAGTCTTCGCAAGGCTCGACAGAACCTTGAGGCCAGCCAATATTTGGCAACAGAGAACCTTCGTAAGGTTCAGCAGCTTCGTGAAGAACAGGACCGTGTAGCTGGAACACTAACGGCGATGGCTGATGGTGCCGAAAACAAGGCACGCAAGCAGCTTCTTCTAGAAGCTCGGGATGAGTTTCGTGCTCGCGTAACTAATACTTGGGACGAGATCACTACCGAGTCGTACGGTGAGATGGACGCAATCATGCGCCAAGCTCAGGAGATGATCGTTCTAGCTGATCTCGTGCGTCCAGTGTTTGGCACTGGTCAGCGTAGAGCTAACACTGTGACTGGATTTTCCAGCCCGGAGGAAGCGAAGCTTCGCCAGGTTCAAGCCAATGAGACTCGAGTAACTCGGGGAAATCTTAATCCATCTACGAACTCGATGGTTCCTCAATATGCCGGATCTTCAATGGCTGAGGATGGCTTCTTTTCCGAGGATAAGGTTACACGTTTCCTCAATGAAGAGGAGCGTAGTCAGTTCGAAGAGATAGCTAATCTTGCCGATGACGGAATGGTGCAGCCGTGGCAGAATGAGTTGTACCAGGAACTTCAGCACCGTGCTGTTGCTCGCGCTACGCGAGAGGCAATGCGTAACGGCGACACTGTTCTTCGTATTGTTGATCCTGCTCATAATCTTTACCAAGTTATTCATAGTCCTGCCGATGTTATGGCTGACGATATTGCCTCTGGGACAATCGCCTATTTGCCGAAAGAAAGTTGGGATGGGATTAAGTATGTCCGTGCCAACGTGTACGGCGGTGTTGCTGATCTTCGCGTAGCGAATAAGGAAATCCCAGCAATCAGTGACCAGGCCGATTTCCCCGAAGTACATAAACTGCTGGCGCAGTTTGGTCTTGAGCCTTCAAGAACTAGCGAGCATGACCTTGGGATGTTGAAAAACATTCTTACTCTTGCAGAGTCTGATTCGTCTGTTGCGGATGCACTGAGACTCAGGGCTATGCTTGCTGGTGCGCCCAAGGATTTGCTGGATTACGCTACTGAAAATGGTTTGCTTCTCAGCAATAAGAAGCTGAAGAATTTGACGTCTAAAATTGCTTCGCAAGAAAGAATGCTTAATGCTGAGTCAAAAGCTCACAGGGATGCTTTAACAAAGCTTAAAAATGATTTGAATGACCCCGAGTACATAAAGACAATTCCCGAGTATGACTACTTTACTGATAATTCAGTAACGCATGGTGGTACAAGAATATCTGGAGACACTCTTTCCCCTGATCCGATTAATACTCGGAGAAATGTTGTAAACATGGGGGGCATTGGGTACTACACCACATCAGATCCGACTGTTTCTGGTGGTGGTTATCTGTTCTCCATGG